TGGTTCCAGAAGCGCGGATGGAGGCAGACTTTGACCAACAGTCAATGGGACTGCACGCACGGCTCCTGAGCGCAGGAATCCAGAAGATTCTACCCGTAGTTAACAGAACTAACACGCTTTTGATCTTCATCAACCAGATCCGAAACAAGATCGGAGCGTACGGTAATCCTGAGACTACCACAGGTGGTAAAGCCCTTCCTTTTTATGCAGCATATCGTGTGCAGGTACACGGTGGTCAGTCTAAAAGCAGTAAGTTGATGGACGGTGCAGGAGAAGTGTATGGGCATCGAACTGTGTTCAAGGTAGTGAAGAACAAGCGAGCCGCGCCGTGGAGAACGGCAGAGGTGGACTTGATTTATGGTCTCGGATATGACACGGACGGTGAATTACTGGATTTGGGTGTGGATATGGGCCTAATCGAGAAGGGTGGGGCCTGGTTAACTTATGGGGAGTACAAGTGGCAGGGCAGAGAGAAGGCTAAATTAGCCCTACAGAAAGATATTTCTATGCGGGACGCCCTGGAGAGGCAATTACGTCTTATAATTACAGGGGAAGTAGTAGACGAACCTGTAGAAGCGAAAAGCGAAACCGTAGTAGATGGAGAGGAAGTAAATGATAAGCCACCTCGCAAAAAGCGTTCTGGAAAGTCTGCAGACAGCACTGCCTAATACTCTAATCAAACAAGAAGAGTATGTAAATTACAAAGGGCAGCGATTGTTCTTCGACTTCTACCTCCCTACGCTGAATCTTTACGTAGAGGTACAGGGTATGCAGCACACAGAGTTCAATAAGCATTTCCACAACGACGCAGCTGCATTTAAGGGTCAGAAGAAGAGGGACGGGCTTAAGAAAGAGTGGTGCGATTTGAATGATAACACCCTCCTCTGTGTAAATTACGATGAAATCCCTATGTCAACAGGGGATTTGCTTACCAAGATAGAAGAGGCACAAAATGATGGATGATCTTGTAAGAGACAGACTAAAGCAGGTGTCGGACGATTTGTCCTTGCACTCTGCTGCTCCTCCGTCTGGGATTGAGGAGGTGTTTAACTTCAATGCTAGGCAGATGGAGGTTATTACTCCTCAAGTTTTGTCCCAATATGTAGTCATGTTGGGTCAATATCTCATCACGTTGCAGTATCGTTACAACGTTTCTAGGGTAGAGGCTAGCACCAAAAAGAAAGTACTTGATCGCAGGGTTAAGTCCCTCCTCCAGTCAGGAACTATAGAGGGTAAGACCCTAACAGAGCGTGAAGCTAACGCTATCGCCTCTGATGCCGAGTTGCAGATGTTGGAGCAAGAGCTTGACATTGCCTCTGCGGAACGTGATCTCTTGGATGGAGTAGATAAGCCTATTATTGAGCTTATGAACGCGATTAAGGCGGAAAATAACCGCCGAAGGGACGAAAGAGCTATCACCTCCAGGGAACGCAGTTAATGGATCTAGAGCAGACTAAGATCAAGTTCTCTCACGCAGGAAACGAAGCTGCGATCATTGCTTGTGTGTTGAAAGAACCCACAAATTTCTTTGAGGTTGAATCAAAAATGGGGGACGGTGACTTCCTCACCTCCCACAATCGTGCCCTATGGACCGTCATTAAAGGTTTGATGCGGGAAGACCTTGCTACCCTAGATGCCTCTGCTATTCTTACTCAGTCCAGTGCGCTGAAGCTAGATGATAAGATCGGTGGGTACGATTATGTCAATGCGTTGTTTGATAAGAGCGTAGATCCTAACAATATTGAGTTCTATATCAAGAAAGTCATTGACGCCAGCACGAAATTCAAGATCATCAAAGCGTCTTCTGAGATCCAAGAATTGACAGACCAGAACCGTATCCTTTCGTCGGACACTCTGGACGCCGAGACCATTGTAGGTCATGCACAGGAGCGATTTCTCCAGATTTCGGTGGAAAGTAACAAGGGTACCGACGCGGTAGATATATCCGAAGGACTGGTCGAACTGGTGGAGGAGGCTAAGGCCTCTCCGACCAAAGTTCGTGGTCTAGAAACCGGATTTCCTCTGCTTGATGCTGCAATTAACGGTCTAGAACCCGGAACTTTGACGGTTCTGGGAGCGCGTCCGAAGGCAGGTAAATCCGCCACGCTGATGAATATGGCCAAGTACATGGCGTACCAGACAGACCACCCGATTCTCTATCTGGACACGGAAATGAGCACTAAAGAGCAGCAATTCCGCCTTTTGGCAATTTTATCCGGCGTACCAGAAAAAGAGATCAAGAACGGAACCTACACAACCAACCCAGAGTGGGACATGGCAGTGGATGAGGCGCTCCAGATCGCTCGGAGCGGGAAGATACTGCATAAGTACTACCCTGACTTCACAGCTGAGGGCGTGTCCGCTCTGACGCGAAAGTACAAGCACCAGCACGGTATTAGCTGTGTGATCTTTGACTACATTAAGCTCCCAGATGCAGATCTCCAGCAGATTGGGAAGGTAAAAGAGTACCAAGCCTTGGGTTATTTGTGCGTGGCACTCAAGAATCTAGCAGGACAGTTGGAGATACCAGTTTTGACAGCAGCCCAGATTGGCCGGGAGGGGGCCAATAAGGGGCGCGTTACCGCCACTGACTTCGCCGACTCAGATCGTATCCTGAGGTACGCAAACACCCTCCTGGGACTGGCCCCTAAGACCAAGGACGAGATGAAGAAGTTGGAGGAAGAACACGGCAGAGACGCTGCAATTGCGATGGGTACTCACCGCCTGCAGATCCTCGATACCCGTGCTGGTGGCACCAATTTCGGTGGTATTGACATGTATTTCCGAAAGCAAATTCTAACAATGCAAGAAGCCCGTACCCAGTTGAGAGATTTGATGAAGGGCAACGGCGAGGAGGATAACGGTGGATATTAGAGAAATTCTAGAGCTACTTGGGATGGTGGCGGGGACTGCAAGTCTCGGAACGTTGCTGTATTTCTACTACACCAACGCTAAGGTGAAGGAAGTGGTCGATAAGGGCATCAAATATCTACCCATGTTGCTATCTTTCGCTGGACGCTTCGTCAAGGATAAGAAGGGTGAGTTCGACCTTCATGACATGTTGAAGGTGACCGAGCGCCTCACTGTTTTCCTTAGAGAAACGATCACTGACCCTGAAAATACCAGTTTTGAGGACGTTGAGGAGGAAACTTTTACCTTCCTCAGCACGGAGTTGAATAGGTATAGGGACGCAGGTGTGCGTGGTGTGCCAGACATTAGTGATGGTGTGTTGAAGGCCAACGTTAAGGTAGTATTCGAGCAGATTGTAAGGATTATGCATGAAGATTCAACCGGAAACGATAGCTAACATAAAGCTTACGGTAGACCCGGAGAGCGTGCTAAATCACCTTGGTTTTAACATAGTCAAGCGTGGTAGTAAAGAGCTACGCGGGCCGTGTAAGATCCACGGCGGCGACAACATCACTGGCTTCCGTTTCAATTTAGAAACTCGAACGTGGTGCTGTTATACTCGTCATTGTGAGGGCGATGGGGACAGGGACCTAGTTGGTCTGGTGCAGAAGGCAACCGGATCTAACTTCGTGGAGTCGGTGCGTTTCCTAGCTGACATAGCAGGAGTTGACCTCAACAACCAGGAGGAACTGTCCGAACAGTACCTAGAAATGAAGCAAAAACGGGAGATACAGCAGGAGATTAAGAAATCTCAGCCTGCCCCTTCCGTTACCAGTCATTTTCCAGAGTTAGTCCTGGAAGATTTAAAGTCGCAGAGATCAAGTTACTTCGAAGATCGTGGTTTTCCTGTAGAATTGCTGGATTTCTATGAAATCGGAGGATTTACTGACGGCAAGGGCATCCATCGAGAGACTATCCCTATTCGTGATGAGGACGGTGCATTACTCACCATCAGTGGACGGAGAACGGATTCAAACGAGGACCCTAAATACTTGCTGATGAAGAATATCAACAAGGGAACCACCCTATATAACCTAGATGTGGCTAAATGGTACACAGGTGACGTAGAAGAAGGTGCAGACCGGACCCTCATATTGGTTGAAGGTTTTGTAGATGTTTGGGGATTAGCAATGCAAGGAGTGTATAACGCTGTTGCCGCTATGGGAACGGATATTACACCAAATCAGAG